TTAGGCGGCAAGCGGTGCCGCTTCGATCTGCAACGTCGGGTTCTGGAGATAGACGATCGCCGCGACCGCGAGGATGCGGAGCTGATTGACGCACCACAGCGGCAAGGATGCGTTCACCCGGTCGGGATCGTTGGCGTCGTGCTCGACCTGGAGGAATTGCTGGAAGACATCCGCCCCCTGGAAGGCGCCGTCCTTCACGAGCTTCGTGTAGGTATGGCACATCTGCTTGGCGATATCGTCGGGAGTGACGATGTTCGAGACGTTGTAGGGGTTCGAGTCGGCCAGAGCGACCCGGCCGAAGATCTGCGTCATGTCGGCCTTGAAGCGCCGCATGGCATACATCACCTGAGCCGGCGTGTTGATGTCGAGGAAGGTCATATCCGGACTTCCCCATTGGTTGTGCTGGTAGGTCGTGACCGTGCGGTCGACCTGGACCTGCCCGGTCAGCTCGTCGAAGCGGTCCATCGCCACGCCATCATAGTAGAGCGACTGCCGCGTCTGGATCGACGGCCGATCGCCGGAGAGGAGCGGCCCGATGACACCGACGAGCGGGATCGTCTGCAAGGGCGCGGATCCGGACGGGAAGGTCGACAGATGCGCCGCCGACACCGCGCCATAGGCGGCACAGCGCAGATAGGGCGGCGTGATGTAGTTGAACTGCCCGAGGAAGCAGCAATGCTGGGAATTGTGCGAATTCCCCGTCGTCGCCAAGGCCGCGAAGGTCTGGTCCTTCGACCAGAAGCCATGCCCGTAAAGCTGGCTGTAGGGACCCCAGCGCCCGTCGATGTCGGAGAGGAACTCTTCGAGGAGGGCGACATTGGCACCGTCCGGGAAGCCGAGCACGATCCAATCGTAGGGCGTGTCGGCACAGTTCGCGAGCGCGTTGGTGATGTCGGGCGTGCCGGCGCCGCCGGCCATGGCCGCGACGGTCGCGAGACTCTGGAAGAGCGGATCGTCGTCGGCGACGACGCCGATCGCCAGAGTGATCGAGTTCCCCCAGTCGCCGCCAACCTTCGCCGTGCAAGTCACGACCCCGACGGCAGCCGCCGCCGTCACCGGCATCTGGATGTCGGCGTTGATCGCCGCGACGAGCTTCGTCGCCATGGCCGAAACGGTGTCGGTTTGCAGGATGGTGAAAGGCACTCGCCGGCCGTTCACGTAGAAGTTCGAGGAGGCCGAGCGCGGCGCCGCCATATTGAAGGTCACCGTGCCTGCCGCCTTGGCCGGCGTCGTGGCCGGCGTGACCGGCAAGCCGACGATCGCCTGGAAGGGCGCGTTGCGGCGGGCGATCTTGACCATCTGGGCGAGCGGCGAGGAGATGCCGAAGAGATAGTCCTCGTTGCCGAAGACCTCGACCGGCTGGTCGAGCACGGCATGCGAAGGCTCGTTCGGATCCGTCGACAGGTTTTGCTCGTGGATCAGAAGCAGTTTAGAGATCGCCTGATAGCCCTGCGGGCCGGGTTTGACCTCTCCGTAGAAAAAAGGCACGCGAATATTGCCAGGGATATTGTCGAATGCTATGGGCATGGCGATGAATACTCCCTTTATACCGGCAACTTGTTAATCACGTCAAGAGCACGTCGTTCCGCAGCTTCGATCTTACCGCGCGAGATATTAGCCCTCGCCTCGGCCGACCGCTTCATCCCCACATGAGGATTATCCTTGAACTCACCCCTGGCCCATCGCTTCCGCAAAGCCTCGCTCAACTTGGCACGATGCTCCGGGCTCTTCGGCTGACGCATCTTCTCGCGATGCTCGTCACTCTTCGGCTTGCTCATCCTGGCGCGCGTCTTGGCCGATCGGATGATACCAGTGACCGGACCGGCGCTCGGCGCGCTGTTATAGCCCCTGCGCAACGCATCGAGCTTCTCGATCCAGAATTGCTCACGCTCGATCAGCTTCGAAATATCCGCGATCTCTTCGAGCACCAAGAACTCGAAGCCGTCCTCGCGATATTTGTCCCAGGCGAGCTGAAGAGGCGGATGCTTGCTGCAATTCCTCCGCAACGTCTTGCGGTGATGCCGCCACCGCGACGGCACGTCGACCGAGCTACCGACATAGCATTCGCCGGTTTCGACATTACGGATGGCGTAGACGCCCGCTTTCATGACACCGCCGACACTTCCGGATTTTTGCCGGCCTTGTGCTCCTGCCCAGCCTTGGCGGCCTTGCCCTCTTCCTTGGCAACGTCGGTCACATCGATCTCGCCGCGCTGTTCGGCCTTGGCCCAGAACATGTTCCAGCGCACGTCGGCGCCTTCGGGAGGGAGCACCCGATAATTCTCTTCCGGGATCCGGAGCCGCATGCCGTCCTTGGGAGCGACGTGCTTCATTACGGGCATGGCGATCACCTCAAAGAGCCGAAGGGCACAAGGGCGAAATAGCGCATTCCAAAAGTTCTCGCTAGGATTCTTGATCGAGGGCGAAAACAGCCTCGGCAGCCGTGATCCTGCCCGTCGGAGAAGCATCGCTCGCAAGCGTTGCCGTCATGCCGATGCGGTTCAAGGCCGGCATCAGGATGCCGCACTGGCCACCGAACACTTGCTGCATCAGCGCCATCGCCGTCGTCAGGTTCAATTCGCCGTTGATCACGCCGATGCCCATCTGGCCGAGCATGTCGTCGAGATAGGTTCCGGTCCTCGGCAGCGTCTCCTGAATTTTCAAACAGGCTTGCTTGACCTTGGCGGGCAGGATGCACGGGATCGGATCCGGGCAGATCAGGCAGCCGAGCGTGATCTCGCGGAAAGCGAGCCGGTTGTTCTTGCCGCCTTCGGCCTCGCGCTTCGAATCGTAGCTCGTGATGCCCCGGCAGACATTGCCGAAGATCCGCGACCAGTGCTTCGAGGGGTTCTGCAAGGTCCACAGGATCTGCGCCTCGAAGAGATCGAGCACGGCCTCAAGCTCGGCGTCGGTCTGCACGAGCTGCACGACCTTCTTCGTCTCTTGGGTGTTCTGGTCGACGATGGTGGCGTTTTGAGCCACTGCGATATCGATGCAGAGTGAGCACTCCATCGTCGTATTGGAGACAACGCTTTGCTCATCGCGTGGTTTCCCGGAGAACTTCTCGGTTTCGGTGTAGACGGCGGCGATCGGCACCTCCTGGCGCAGATCGTCGAGTTCGGCCGGATAGATCCTCGAATCGAAGACGTTCTTGCCGGCGAAGGTCGGATAACTTCCATCGCTCTCAAGCTCCAGGAGTGCCTGGACGCAAGCATTGCGGAGGATGAGGCGCGACAACATCAGAGGGGCGGCCCGATCTGGTTCAAGATGAACATGATGCCGGAGCGGCCGTCGGGCTCGATCTGATTGATCTCGAAGATCGTCAGGCGATCGTAGAGGATGGTCGAGAAGCGATCCATCGTCTGCGGCATATAGGGGAGATCCTGCCGCCTAGCGAAGATGATCGGGTTCCTGGTCGCGATCTCCAGATCCGTGCCCTTCTGGGCAACCAGCGAGGAGGGTTGCTCGCAAACGCCGCAGAAGGTGAAGCTCTCGCGGTCTGGGTCCCAGACGGAACGCCGGTTGGGCTCGCGCTTCATGGGCAGGAACTTGATTTCCTGACCGAACTCCGAGAGCACCTCCGCCGCGTTCTGGGCTTCGGCGTTCTTCCACGACCCGGTCATCCGGCGATCACTTGAACGGCGATGCGGCGCACGAGGGTTCGTTCCACCGTTGACACCGCATCGCCCCCGACCCGAGCCTGGGTGGGTGCTATGGTTGCCGTGCAATCGATCCAATAATTGTCGCCGGCCGTGCCGGGGCCGAGGATGAACCAAGCCTCGCCGCCGGGAAAGAACTGGCTCGATGCGATCGTGGGGTTCTGGATGGCAGGGTCGACGACCGCATCCCACTGCACGTCGGTCAGTTCGGTGTCACCGTTGCTTTTCAGCCATTGGGTGAAGTCGATGCCGTAATCGAGGGTATCGCGCGCCGTATGCACGAAGGTCGCGAGCGCCGCGATCGTCGGGCCGCCGAATTGCGCAAGGCACTGGACAACCGGAGCTGAAACATCAACCGGACAGGCGACGCGCCGAGGCACGGTCGTGGGAGGCGGCGTCTCGAAATACATCTGACCCCACCTCCCTAAGACTCACTCGTCGTCTTCCGCCGCTGGCGGCGGATCGCCGTTCTTGTGGATCGAGCCCTGTTCGTCGACCCAGACGCCCCTGTCGGCGTCCCAGGTCCATTCCGGCGCCTTCTTCGCCTCGACGCCCGGCTGGCGGGCCTGCGGAGCGATCCTGGCGGCGGCGCCGCGCGCTTCGAGATGCTTCAGATCCTTCGAATCCATGTCGTCCGGCAAGGGCTGGCCATGCTGGATGGTCGTGCGCTTGCCGTCCTTGTCCTGGTGGACGACCGTGCCGACGGCCACGAGGTGCCGCCCGGCCCGCTGGAGGGTCGGAGCACCGAGAGGCGGGATCGGCTTCTCGGCCTGCTTCCCGGCCGGCCTGGATGCGTCCTTGCCGGGCTCCGGCCTGGATGGAATAGGCGCCTGGGCCATCTAAGCCTCCTTACTGGACGATGCCGGCCGCCACGAACACCACGGCATCCCATGGCGCCAGGAGGACCGTTTGGCCGCCCGTGAACTCGGTGAGGCAGCCATCGACTTGCAAGATCACCGACTGGCCCGCAACGACCGTCTTCGAGACGAGATTCGAATACATCAGACTCTCCCTGTTCCCCCCAGAGAACTCCTCGAAGCCCTACGCGACCGTCAAGACGCCGGTTGCGTTCGGCCGGCGCGGAGCGACGAGAGGCGCCGACTGCGACAGGACGTTGAGCCCCGACGGGTTCTTTTCGAGCCACGTCTTCACGAAGAAGTCGCGCGGCTGCATCTGCGCCTCGATGTCCATGATGGCGCCATGGTAGCGAGTGCCCTCGACGCCGGCAGAGGCGACCGCAATCACCTTGTTGTCGGGGATCAGCTTTTGCTCGACGCCATTGTCGTCGTGGTAGAAGCCGTCATAGACGATGAGGTTGAAGCGATCCGAGATGCGGCCGACATACTCGGCCTGCACATCGCGCCGAGGACCGAGGTCGAAGGTGGACGGCGGCACCACTCTCCAGAAGACGTTGTAGAGCGCCTGGACCTTGGCCTGCGTGCCGATGATGGTCCGCAACAGCCCCCAGGTGACGCCGTTCATGATGAAGTCCTGGACGACCGAACCACGGCTCTTGTGGCGGACCAGCAAGGCCATGTTCTCGAAGTCCTGGATCGGATCGGCCGTCGTCGGCGCCGACCACATCGCAGCGCCGGTCAAGGTGACCTGAAGCGACGGATCGCGGCCGAAGTTCACGACGACGGTCGGATAGTCCTCGCCCGAGACGGTGATCGAGCCGTTGACCAGGGCCGAGGCCGCCATCCATTCCAAGCGGGTGTCGGTCGCCTCCATATGCGTCTGGATCGTCTCGGCGAGGATCCGATCCATGCGCTGTTGCGGCGTCATCTGGCCGCCATAGGCTTCGCCCGGCATGCGGGTGAAGGTATCGGTCGGGCGGATGAGCTTCAGAAGCTTGATGTAGGCGGGCTTGAACTGCATGACGCGCGAGCCCGGCCGCCTCATCACCCGGCCAGGAGTGAGCGGCGACACGAACGGCGCGATGCGCCGGCCGCGATCCATCACGTCCCACTCGATCGTCTCGGTGTCGAAGGACCGAGTGCGGCCGAAATAGCGATCGAGCAAATAGGGAGCCTGGACCTCGATCTGAGATACCATCTCCTCGATCTCGTAAGTCTGGTAGACCCGCATCTGGAGGCTGGTCATCGTCGGGGCTCCCTAAAAGCTCAAGCTTCGATCAAAGGCCACGGTTTAGAACGGATGCACGTAGTATAGCCCCACGTTCCGCATCGCGGCCCTGGTGTTGGCCTCGGTCTGACCCGTGCCGAACACCAAAGCCTCCGGGTTCACCCGCCCATGCACGAGCACATGAAAAGGCACGTCGGCATTGGCGTTGACGGTCGTGTCGAGGTCCTCGCAGAGGATGCAGTTCGCGACTTGCGAACCGTCGGCTGCGGCGTTCAAGGAAAGGATGGCCTTCCCAGTCGCCGTGATGATGCCGAGCACCGCGCCGCGCAGCAATTGCTGCCCTCCGGCGATCACGACCGGCATATACTCATGATCACCTCCCGGCATGAGGAAATCATTATAGGTGATGGATGCGAGGTTGCCGCCCTTAGCGGGATGCGGAATTCCCTGTGCCATACTTCAGCTCCTCGTGATCAGTAGCGCGGCGTCTGCGGCTGCCCCTGCGGAGGCGGCTGCCGCCGGTAGCGGGTGCCGAGGGTGGCCCGGATCTCCTCGCGCCGCTGATCCTCGTCGCTCGCCTGCGGATCGTCCTCGCCGGCTTTCACGGCCGGAGAGTTCGCCCGCATGGAGGCGAGGATCGATTCGGCCGTCTGGTTGGCGTCCGAGGTCGGCGCGGGCTTGGGAAGCGGCGGCGCCTTCGAAGCGGCGGCCTTGGGAGAAGCCTTCAGGATCGCCTCGGCGTCGGGCGCCGTCATCGCCGTCGAGAAGGCGAGATGCTGGGCGAGCGGATCGCGTCCCTTGGCATCCTCGCACGTCAGGATCGCCGAGATCCGGGTGCGCTCGCCCGTGGCGCCCTCCGCCTTGGCGTTGGCGACGAGGACCTCGCCGGCCTTGGTGGCGTTCGCGGTGCCGGTGGCAATGCCTTCCTGGATCCCGAGAGCCTTGCCTTCGGTCAGCCCGTCCTCGTAAGTCTTTGCCATGACCATTCCCTGGATATAGGTTCGACGACGATCCTGGATCGCGGTCCGCATTGCTGCGATTGCGCTGGACAGGGTCGAAATATCATCGATCAAATTAATTTCCAATGCTTCTCTGGAAGAGTAGACGCGGGCTTCCGTGTCCCGCACCTCCTGCTCGTCGATGCGTCGCGCCGAAGCAACATGGGCGCAGAATTGATCGTAGATCTCGGAAATCGAGCCGGCGATCGTGCGTTTTGCTGAAGCGGAGAGCGGCTCGAAAGAATTGCCGTCGATCTTGTGCTTGCCGGCGTGGATGAAAGTCGTGACGATGCCGCGCTTCGCCAGAGCCTTCGAGATGTCAACGTGCATGGCGACCACGCCGATACTTCCGACCCGAGCGTATGGAGTCGCCAGGACGCGATCGGCGGCAGAGCCGAGCCAATAGCCGGCACTGTTCATGGCCGAATTCGCAATCGCCCAGACCGGCATCATCTCCGAGATCGAGGTGATCGCCTGCACAAGCTCGGCAA